CGTTTCGAGTAGATTGGTGGGACGTACCAGGGCGTGATGAAGATTGGAAAAAAGAAACCATATCCAATACATCCGAACTACAATTCGAGCAAGAATTTGGTAATACTTTCCATGGACGGGGTAATACCCTTATAGATGCAAATCACCTACTGGCACAGAAATCACTAGACCCTATAGAATATAAAGAGAATATTTGGATATACGAAACTCCACAGGAAAAACATGATTATGTGATGACGGTTGATGTAGCAAAAGGTAGAGGTCAAGATTATTCTACATTTAATATTATTGATATAACAAAGAGACCTTTTGAGCAAGTGGTAGTATTTAGAGATAATAATATATCACCTATGTTATTACCTGACATTATTTATAAATATGCTACTCATTATAATAAGGCATATGTGATTATAGAAAGTAATGATCAAGGTGCTGTAGTATGTAATGGTTTATATTACGATTTAGAATATGAAAATATGTTTGTAGAGTCAAATGTTAAATCAAATGCATTAGGTGCTACAATGACTAGGCGAGTAAAAAGAATAGGTTGTTCTACAGTAAAGGACTTAATAGAACAAAAGAAATTGATGATTAAAGACGCAAACACTATAGTAGAAATGAGTACATTTGTGAGTAGAGGAAATTCATATCAGGCCTCTGCAAGTAACCACGATGATTTAATGATGAACTTAGTTATGTTTTCATGGTTTGTCACTACTGATATATTTGAAAGTATTTCAGATATTAATATGAAAGATATGTTATATAAAGAACGATTAAAAGCAATACAAGATGATATGTTACCTTTCGGATTTATACCAGATAATGAAGATTTACCAGCGCCAGAAAAACTTGGTGATGATAATTTATGGTTTGAGCATGATGCATTTGATAGATTATTGCGGTAGGATGTGGTTATTTATAAATAAAAGTAGTGAAAATTCGTATAATGATAAACATATTAACTAACTCAATGAGAGGATAAAGCGATGGCATTTCAAGTATCACCAGGAGTTCAAGTCAATGAGGTAGATGCATCGGGTGTAGTACCCGCAGTATCAACCAGTATTGGTGGAATGACTGGGTCGTTTAATTGGGGTCCGGTAGCCGAGATTGTAACTGTTTCTTCGGAGAAAGAACTAGCAGAAACTTTTGGAGTACCAGATTCTAATACTTACAAATATTTCCTCACGGCGGCATCATTTTTGAAGTATGGTGGCGCTCTTAAAGTAGTTCGAGCTAAGTCTGGGCATGACAATGCCACAGTCGGTGGCGGTGGACTCTTTATAGGAAATGAAACTGATTATGAAAATAGAGGTAGTGTATCCGAAGGAGCTTGGGTTGCTAAATACCCAGGTGAATTAGGAAACAGTATCAGAGTATCAGTGTGTCCTGCAAATGCTACTGCATATGCAGCATGGGCACCAGCTGATAACTCACATCCTACATATAAGTCTGCATTATCATATCAGGAAGCCCCAGGGACTTCTGATTATGCAACTGATTTAGGAAAGAGCGCTGCAGCGGATGAACTTCACGTTGTAGTAATCGACATCAACGGAGCGTGGTCTGGTAAAGAAGGAACTATCTTAGAAACTTTTGAATTCGTTTCTCAAGGTTCTGATGCTAAAAAGGCAGATGGTACTTCTAACTACTATGTAGATGTTATTAACAATACTTCTGAATATATCAGATGGTTAGGTGCGCCTACAGGGTTAACCGACGCTGGTGATTCAATTGCTAATACTACTACATTTACTACAGTAACAGCCCCTATTGAAAATACATTATCTGGTGGTTCTGATGACAATACACCTACTGTTGGGGAGATCGATACTGGTCTTCAATTATTTGCTGATGCAGATACAGTGGATGTAAACTTGTTATTCGGTTACCCTGATGCAGATGGTGCACAATCAATTGCTGACAGTCTTATTACTGTTGCAAAAAATAGAAAAGATTGTATGGCATTTGTTTCACCACCTATTGAAGATTCAAGGGATGCAACTTCTCCAGATACAGCAGTAACTGGATGGGCTCAAGGATTAACTTCAACTTCATATGCGGCTGTAGATTCTTCTGCAGTTTATGTATATGACAAATACAATGATGTATATAGATGGATTGGTGCAGGCGGCCATCAGGCTGGTCTTTGTGCTAATACCGATAATGTGGCTGACGCATGGTTCTCACCAGCTGGTGTAAATCGTGGCCAGATTTTAGGTGTTACCAAATTGGCATTTAATCCTACTAAAGCTCAAAGAGATGCTCTTTATAAAGATAGAGTAAATCCAATTGTAGCATTACCTGGGCAAGGTACTGTTCTATTTGGAGATAAAACACTTCTTAAAAGACCATCTGCTTTTGATAGAATTAACGTCAGAAGATTATTCATTGTATTGGAAAAAGCTATTTCAACTGCGGCAGAGGCACAACTATTTGAATTCAATGACGAGTTTACTCGTGCACAATTTAGAAACTTGGTTGAACCTTTCCTTAGGGATGTTAAAGGCCGAAGAGGTCTAACAGACTTTGCAGTTGTATGTGACGAAACTAATAACACAAGTCAAGTTATTGATGGCAATAGATTTGTAGCTGATATCTTTATCAAACCTGCAAGATCAATTAACTTCATTACTCTTAACTTTGTGGCAACAAGAACCGGAGTCGATTTCTCTGAAATCGCTGGTGTATAAAGGAGAATAGAAAATGGCAATTTTAGGCGTAGACGATTTCAAATCCAAATTAACTGGAGGTGGTGCTCGTGCTAACATGTTTAAAGTAACATGTAATTTTCCTTCATACGCTCAAGGAGATGTTGAATTAACATCGTTCTTGTGCAAAGGTGCTCAGATGCCTGCATCAATCATTGCTCCTATCATGGTTCCTTTCCGTGGTAGGCAGTTACAGATTGCTGGTGATAGAACCTTCGAACCTTGGACTGTTACAATCATTAATGATGTAAATTTCCAAGTTAGAGGTGCATTTGAGAGATGGATGAATGGCATTAATAACCACAATGAAAATACAGGATTATCTAATCCTACTGACTATCAGGCTGACATGATTGTAGAACAATTAAATAAAGCTGGAGACGTCACTAAGAAGTATGATATCCGTGGTACTTTCCCTACTAACGTAAGTGCAATCGACCTTTCTTATGAATCTGAAAATCAGATTGAAGAATTTACGGTTGAACTTCAAGTCCAGTATTGGGAGTCAGATACTACATCATAATTTGATGTATAAATATAATAGAAGGAGGGATTTATTTCCCTCCCGATATTATTGAGGAAAAAGAATATGGCAGAATTTTTTGGTTTTGAGATTAAAAGAAAATCAGAAGAGCCTATAAGGCCTTCTTTTGTTCCTAATACCGACGAAGACGGCAGTGGTGTAATTACTACCGGCGGACACTTTGGCGCGTATTTAGATTTAGATGGTGATAAGGCCAAAAACGAAATTGATTTAATCTATAAGTATAGAGACATTGCATCACAACCAGAATGTGATGCTGCAATTGAAGACATTGTTAATGAATCAATTATAGGAGATAATGATGAATCTCCTGTGAATATTGTTCTGGATAAATTAGAAATTTCTGATAAGATTAAAGAATCTATTAAGAATGAATTTGAAACGATACTGCAATTATTAAACTTTAATTCATATGCACATGATATTTACAGAAAGTGGTATATTGATGGAAGATTACCGTATCACATTATTATTGATACTAAATCCCCTAAACAGGGTATTAAAGAGTTAAGATATATTGATCCTACTAAACTTAGAAAAGTAAAAGAGGTAGAAGAAGAACAAGATCCAAAGACTGGTGCTAAAATCGTAAAGAGTGAACAAGAATACTTTTTGTTCCAAGATAAAAAGATGAATAGTGCAGGTCAAGGATTAAAGATACATCCAGATGCAATATGTTATGCAACTTCTGGTATGTTGGATCCACAAAGGAAAAGGATTCTATCTTACTTACATAAGGCAATTAAACCTGTTAATCAATTAAGAATGATGGAAGATTCTTTGGTTATCTACAGAATTAGTAGAGCGCCAGAAAGAAGGATTTTCTACATTGACGTTGGTAACTTACCTAAGGGTAAGGCAGAAGAATACCTAAAAGGTATTATGAGTCAATATAGAAATAAATTGGTATATGACGCGAAGACTGGCGATATCAAAGATGATAGAAAACATATGTCAATGTTGGAAGATTTCTTCTTGCCTAGAAGAGAAGGCGGAAGAGGTACTGAAATATCTACACTACCCGGCGGAGAAAATCTGGGCCAGATAGATGATATTATATACTTCCAAAAGAAATTATATAAATCACTTAATGTTCCTGTCAACAGATTAGAGCAAGAATCCCAGTTTACTTTAGGTAGAAGTACTGAGATTACAAGGGACGAAGTTAAATTTAAGAAGTTTGTTGATAGATTAAGAAAAAGATTTTCTGATTTATTCATGCAATTGCTTAAAACTCAATTAATACTAAAAGGTATTATTACTGAGCGTGATTGGAAAGAATGGAAATCATATATTGCTTATGATTATATTGAAGATAATTACTTCTCAGAACTGAAGGAAGCAGAAATGATGCGAGAAAGGTTTGAGATGTTAGGGACTGTGGATGAATATGCTGGTAAGTATGTATCCATTGAATGGATTGCTAAGAATGTTCTTAAAATGGATGATGATTCCATGAAGGAAATGGAAGATCAGATTAAGAAAGAGAAGGAATCCGGTGCTCAAGGTGATGATGACGACCTTGACTTTTAATTTTTTATAAATATATACTAGGAGAACTAAATAATGACTACAATTAATGATTTAATTGACAATGTTGGTAAAGGTGATAACGTAGCGGCTGGCAAGGTCTTTGATACAGTTATTGCACAGAAATTACAGGCAGCATTAGATGCAAAGAAAATTGATATTGCATCTAGTATTGGAAAGAAAGAATCTTCGGAAGACGAAGAGGTATAATAAATGCAAACATTTGTAGAACTGCGAGAAAGACTAAAACTTGCATCCGGCGAGAAACAAGTAAAGTCAATGAAGGGCGGTAAGAGAAAGAATGTGGATATTGTAATTGCACAGAAGGGCAAAAATTACAGTGTCTATATTAATGGCGATAAACTGGATGACAGTTTTAAGAGCGCTAAAGATGCAGAAAAATCTGCAAATGATTTTATAAAGTTAATGGGAGAAGAACTAGAATGAGGCTGATATCAGAGTATCATGATAGTAACCTTCAGGTTATTACAGAAAAGACAAAAGATGGCAAAAAATCATATGTCATCGAAGGTGTCTTTATGCAAGCCGAACAGAAGAATAGAAACGGCAGAGTATATGAAAAAGATATACTTGAAAAAGCAGTAGACAAATATGTAAAAGAACAAGTAGAGACTGGTAGAGCGGTTGGTGAATTAAATCACCCAGATGGGCCGACTATCAATCTCGATAAAGTTTCACACAAGATCACAGAACTTTCTTGGAAAGGAAATGATGTTGTTGGAAAGGCATCAATACTTAATACCCCTATGGGACAAATAGTCGAAGGACTACTCGAAGGTGGAGTTAAGCTTGGTGTATCAAGTCGTGGTATGGGAACTCTTGTAAATAAGCAAGGTGCATCGTATGTAGGTAAAGATTTTATGTTATCTACAGT